ACTCTGAGAAGAGCAACGCACCGCTAGGTAAGCACGTCGTGGACGGGTTCCAAATCGAGCGCAAGTACGCCGATTGGCTCATCACGCCCGAGACCTCGAAGTACGTGAACAACAACAACGACGCCTGGGAGCGAAAACTCCTCATGGCGTGTTTCCGTACTTTCATCGGCGGCGAGAACTACGTCGAGCACATTCAGATTCCCGAGATGAGCAAGGGAAAGATCATCGACGCCGCTGCGCGCGACATCGGGGATTCAATCTACGTCGACATTCTTGTTGCGACTCAGCGTAAGCATCGTTCGCTCATCAGCGCGATCACAAGCGGGCAACTCCAGACTCTCTCGATGGGTTGCCAGGTCGAGTTCACGGTTTGCACGAAGTGCGGCAACGTCGCATATGACGAGACCCAACTTTGCAACCACATTCGTTACTTCAAGGGTAACGAGTACGTCGATGAACTTGGCAAGAAGCGCAAGATCGCCGAGTTGTGCGGCCACGTGAACGACGAACCCGGCTCGGTGAAATTCATCGAAGCGTCGTGGGTCGCAAATCCAGCTTTCACGGGCGCGGTTCTTCGGAACATTCTTTCGCCGCAAGAACTTGCTGAAATTCAGCAAGTTGGCGAGAAAATGTCCATCGCATTTTCAGAGCCCGCACGCGTCGCGTCGCCAAATCAAATGGCACGCGCCGCCCGTCTCTTGGCAGCCGAGGGTGAAGAAGGCGCTCCGCCGTCGACCCCCAAGGAACCGAAAAAAGACGATGCGGATCCGATGGACAAGGCTATCGACGAGATGGCCGATCTCATCCGGGAAAAAGCCATTGCCAAGGCTCGTTCGCAAATGGGTGAAGTTGGAAATCCCCGCTTGCCCGACGAGAATCAAGCCAACGAGTCCCTCATCAAGTCTGCGCTCCAACACCCAACTTGGCGTCAAATTGCCAAAGTTGTGATCGCAAACACGCCGCATCGGGACGTCGCCAAGAAAATGATTCTTGGGATGATTCTCTACCGAAATGGTGGTTGGAAAGCGGTGGAGAGTTCGCATAAATTCTCCGGCCGAGAGATTCTCGGACTTTCGCGCCTCATGGATCTTGCGTTGAAACGCCGCATGATGGCCGGAGAGAATCGAATTTACCGAACCGTCCTCAAAGTTGGAGGACTCTCAAAAAATCAAGATGTGAATGCCTACCTGGCGGCTTGTCGTCAGTTTGTAGGTCGAACCCTGACGGATTCCGAGAGACAAGCCCTCATTGTCAAGGGTCGTCTTTTTTCGTTGGGATCGTGATTTCTTTTATAGGCCCTCATTCGCTGAGGAAAGGTGACCTGAACATGCGCGAGCGTACAACGTGGAACCGGGAACAAGTTACGGCGGCGATGACCCGAACCGCCGACCCGTATGCCATGAATCAGGACCACCTTCAGCAACAGCCGAAGGCGGACAAGTACCTGACTGGCGACCCTTCGAGCTTCGCCGAAGACATCACGGAGCCCAACACGTGGGATCGTGAGTACGCCGGCGGAACGACGGAGCGCAACGAAATCGGGCTGCCCGCCTTCCGCGAGGAGACGTTCAACCACGCAGAACGCTCGGCCTCGACGATGGATGAGAAGACTCTCATCAAGAAGGCCGACCTTTGCACTACGGTTGCTCGCATGATGCTCCGTGGCCGCAAGTTCGCGACGCAGACCGAGGCGACCGAGGCTGTCGAGTCGCAAGCGGTGGCGCTCATGTACATGCCGAACGCGGATCTCATCCAGACCGCCTCGCGCCTTGCCGCTCAAGAGGATTTCCCTGGTGGGCAGTTCCCGCATGAAGAGCAGCAGCAACAGGCCGCTGACCAGCAACAGGCCGCTGACCAACAGGCGGCGGCGTACCAGCAAGCCGCTCAGCAGTGCATGCAAGCGTTCCAACAGGGGGACGTTCAGGGCGTGCAGGCCGCCATCCAACAGATGGTGCAAAAGGCTCAAGAGCAGCAGCAAGCGAAGCTCGCCGCCAAGAAAGCGGCCGACGAAGCCCAACAGCAGGGTCAGGGCCAGCAGCAACAGCAAGCGGGCCAGCAGCAACAGGGCCAACAAGCCGGTGACCAACAGCAAGGTCAACAGGCCGGGCAGCAGCAACAGGGCCAACAAGCGGGCCAACAGCAGCAACAGGCTCCGCAAGCCGCTGGCTACCAGCAGGCTCAGATGGATGCGCAAGCCCTCGAGCAGATGCTCGCGGAAGCCGTTCAACAAGACGGCGTGCAAGCGGCCGACTACGATGCGAAGAAGGGTCCGCAGGTCAATCCTCCCGGTTACGGCCCGTACAACGGCCCCCAGGCTGGTGGCAAGGAAGCCACCCGTCGCGCGGCCGATGAACAACAGGGTCAAGGTCAAGGCCAAGGCCAGCAACAACAGCAAGCGGGCCAACAGCAACAAGGTCAGCAAGCGGGCCAGCAACAGCAAGGTCAACAGGCGGGCCAAGGCCAACAGCAACAGCCGCAAGGTGCGGGGTACCAGCAACAGCAGCAGCAAGGTGCTGGGTACCAACAGCAGGCGGACGACCAGCTCCTCGACGACATGCTCATGGGCCCGCAAGGCGGCGGCATGAGTGAGGTCGACATCGAGATGGAGCCGTCGCAGATGGACGTCGGCGAGATCGTCCTCTCGTCCACGGATGACGAAGTGCTCAAGACCCTCTTCGCCAACGAAGAGTCCGAGCAAGCGGAGCAAGCCCAACAGCAGCAAAAGCAGGGCATGACCCGTACGGCCGCAACGCGCACGGTGGGCACCCGCCCGACGGGCGGCGTGGGCAAAGTCGGAGGAGCGCCGGTTGGCGGTTCTCGCAGCGACGTCGATTCGCTCACGTCTCTCTGGCCAAGCGCGCCGGACGTTCGCGAAGCGTTCAACATGCGCTGAAGATTTCATCGGCCTCTCGAGAGGGAGGCCGGTGCCTAGATCGAATCCAAATTAGAAACCACCCCAGCAGGAGCCTCCAACAGGAGTCACAAAAAAAATGACGACCTTCGCAATTGGCGGTCAGGGCTCGGGTGATTTCCGTGAAACGTCTGGTCGTGTGCAACTCCTCCACGTCGTTACCCGCAATTCGCAGGGTAATCTGACGCCGGACGCGTTCACGCAGGCGAACCCCCCGGTCATCACCTCGGCTACTGGCAAGTCCACCACTCTCGCCACCATCACCAAGGTCGGCGTTCTCGGAGGCACGATCGCGTTCACGCGACCGGACTTCGGCAACGGCTACCACGGCGGCCCGGTGCTCGTGTCAGCAGCCTACCAGGCTGGTCAGAAGCCTCTCGGCATTCTGATCAACGATGCAATCGGGAACGCCTTCGAGAACACCCCCGGCATCGCGTCGGGCAAGGGACCGTACGTCTGCGGCAGCGGTTCGACCGTCGCCGACAGCATCTACGAGACCAAGAGCCAGGGTCTCTCCGCTGGCCCCGCCATCGGCACGGCTCTCACCTACAGCCCCGGCGACCGTCTGTACGCCTCGGCCAACGGGCTCGTGACGAACAACCTCACGGACGCCTACGAGTACCAGGTCAGCGCGCATGACTACGAATGCACGCTCATCGGGATCGTCAAGGTCGCCCCCGACGCCAACTCCAGCCTCCTCGTCTTCGACGTGCGCGTCTAAGGCGGAGCCGAAAGAAGAAAGAGGAGAAGAGAAAGTCATGAACCAGGTCGACAACGCAGTCAAACAGCAGATCATCGGCGAGTACATCAAGACCGCCGCTGGCCGCGCGAAGCTCGCGGCCTCGATGATCCAACCGCTCCGTCTCCGTCGAGACTACACGGCCGTGGGTCGCAAGACCTTCTTGGTCGAGCAGCTCCCCGACGGCGCGCTCCCCATCTACGACAAAGACCCCGAAGTCACGGCATTCGTCGTCGGCGAGGAAGGTGAGAACATTCTCGCCATCCAGAAGCCGCGCCGCGTGATCTTCCCGTTGTTCGAGGTCGCGTCGAACCCCGAGATCCCGCTCACCCAGATCAAGGAGCGTCGGTTCGATTTGATCGAACGCTCGCAAGACCTGGCGAAGGCGCAGATCCAGGCCGCCGAAGACGAGCGTGTCTTCGCGGTTCTCGACTCGATCGCCGTCAGCGGCTTCGACACCCTGCCGGGGCAGACGAACCCCGACGTCGCGGTGGTTGCCCCGATCTCCCCGAGCGTCCTCGCGGATGCCTTCGCGGAAATCGAGCGCAACGACCTCCGCGTCGCGCGAATCTACATGAACGCGACGGACTACGCGGACATCCGCAAGTTCGGCCGCGACATCCTCGACATCGAGTCGCAGGCGACGCTCCTCAAGACGGGCCTCCAGGCCGTCCTGTGGGGTGCGCAGATCATCACGAGCCGCCTCGTTCCGGTCGGCTTCGTGTACGTCTGCGCGGAGCCCGAGAACTTCGGTCGCTTCCCGGTTCGTACCGAGCTGACGGTGCTCAGCGCGGACGACCCGAAGGCGCGCACCATCGGGTTCTCGTGTTTTGAAAACGTG